AGTGGTGAGTTCCAGGGTCATGTATGCCTGCTCGAAGATACTCCAGTGCTGATGCTTTACACAATACTTGAGAAGACCAGAGAACTTTTCATTATCCTGATTAGCAGGGTTGCTCACACGGGCACAATAGGCCATGTGCTTCTCTGCATCAGGAGTCACGCTAATCAGTTTAGCAGTATTAATTGTCATCGTCTTCAAATACCTCGTCGTAATCTACTATGTAATTAGGTGCGGGATCATCAAAGTTTTCTGCCTTGTATGCATCCACATTTGAGTATACCTCAGACTCTAGTGCATCGACAAGAGACTTCAAGTTCCTCACAATCAGTTTGAGTTTCTCTCTATCCATAAAAAAATGGGAGGTTTCCCTCCCATTCTAACACTTATTCAGTTTTGGTGCAACTCAAGTTCTATGCAGAAGAACTAACTCTCCATAGATGAAACCAAGAAACGCTACAGACGAAAGGGATACGATCCCAGCGATTTGTAGTGCTTCCATGACTTCACTTGACGTATGTGCGACCACGATAGCAGTAGGTGCCGTGGGTTTCTTCAGTTGCCTGATGAACCTGACAATCAACTCCACGATACTTAGTAACATGGATTTGTGCGTCATGCAGTGCTGCTGCTTTTTCGATTTGGTTTTTGATGAGTGTTAAGGTGTTCATTTGTCTTACTCCTGAAGTTGGGTGAAATTAACCTTCTCAGCTTACGCTGGATCCGTTTTCCCGTTCCTTCAGTCGTTTGCGTCCCAATAATAATCACATTCTGGCACAGTTTCCTTTACGGTCTCTACCAGTTCTAAAACCACTCTTGAAGATAGTTCTGATTTGTTTGCTCTGATCTTGAAGATTAAAGCATCCGCATCAGCACACATCATACTAGAGTATAGAAGAAATTCAAACATGGGATGAACGCTCCGTTCCGCGACTTACTTGCGTCCCCTAGGGGATGAACGACAGGCCTACTATAGACCTTATATAGTATATAGTCAAGTAGTTTTGTATAACGTGTTACAAAAACATACCCTTGTCACTCATGAACTTGAGTGTCTCTTTTAATGTTCCGCGATGATCTAATCCAATAGCAACTTGTGGATACTCTGCTTCTTCTCCAAATTCTGCTTTGAATTGTTTGTGGGTGAAATCGATACCCAATAAGAATTGTCTTACATCCTGACCACATGCCTCAAGAACCATGACTGCTCGTTCAGATTCTTGGCCACCGTTGCCGTAAACTAGTGCTTGAATCATTCTTCCTCCTCTTCATACTCTAATACAACACGTTTGTACCTTCTACCATTACTATCCACACAGGTGATGTGTCTCAACGTGGCACCCAATTCATCTGCAACTTCATGCAGTGTCCACCATGGAACTTGCTTATCAGCCACGTTGCCTCCACTCATCGATTTCTTCTTGAGTAGGAACTATGATTCGGAAGGCAAGACCCTCTTCCTCAAACTCCTCGTTCATTTTTTCGTAGGTCTCAGGTGTAATCTTATTGACTTTCCATGATCCACCGACACCACCATCCATATTAACAATAATATCGTCAGTCACGTTGCCTCCAGTCATCGGGTTTATCTCTTTGGAACCAATCTACAATCTCATCAGCACCATCAAACCCCGTTCTATAATTGGATGGGTCGGGGTCTCCTAACCCCATCCTATTCAAAAAATCATCAGTGCTTCCCTCCTCAATATCTTGAGAAGCCTGACGACGTGCTTTCTGTAACCAATCTCTAGCAAGAGTATGTGCTTTGGCAAGTTTTTCTGCCCAGATCATATCCTCTAGGGGAACCTCTTCTTTGTTCGCAATACATCTGCAAATGGACTCTAGTCTGAGTCTGTATTGAGTGGAGAGCATGTTAGTTAATTTTGAGTTTGTCTTTTAAATCAAGAACCTTGTTAACCTCGTTCACCGCAGCAGACATCCTAGCACCTAGAATATCCATGATATCTTCGTAGATTACTTCGTTATCCACATAGTCATCGAAGTATGTGTCGATTGCTTCTTTGAGATACCTCTTGCGGTGCCACTCAGGTGAGTATGGTTTATACATGATGTGGGTAATACATGCTAACGATCATAATGCTATTTACCAAAGATGTCAACTGTCAAGTTTTTTAATTTCAAATAGGGTTGATCTTTGGCTCTTTTTAATTTTCTTATACTCTTTAATGATTTTATCAATCTCCCTTTGAGAGATATTGACTTTCAATTCATCTTCATTTTCAAGGAAACCGAGACCACCTTTCTCAGTTTCTTCTTTTGAATCAACATATTCATTAATGTTTTGTTGAATTTCATCACGGATCAGTTCATTAACTTGATCCCTAAGAATTTCATCGTTCATTTTCTTTTCTTTTGTTCTTTTGGTTTTACACCCCAAAGTTTTGGATTCATCGTGCCATATCCAAAATCAATTCTTTGAATGGCACCCTTACCATACCGATCATAATACATGTCAAAGAGTTGAGATGTTTTCTTACATCGAGTAAGATCAATATACTCTACTCCATCGACAATATACCAAATCAGTCTGGCATCATTAGGGAGTGACTTATCATTTGCAGCTTCAAGAGTTGTTTTTTCTTGAAGGATTTGACAACCATATGACGAAGGATCTTCCGGCTTGATTGGAAGACTGCCCATTTCTTCCTCCTTGGTTTCTACACTTACTGTCATGAACGACCTCCCCACTGAATGTCGGGATATGCATCCTTAACGATATCGTAAGATATCTTATATTTAGTTTGCAAAAGTTTATCTTTAACCAAGCAGAGAATCTTTGCCTCCTCTGGGTGGAGGCCCTCAAGCATCTGAATGAACATGGTCTCTCTACGAAGAGATGAGATACCATCGTTACCACCTCTCACAAAATTGTAGAGATGCTTGTATTCACGACGCAAAGAAGTGTGATCAGTTCCAACAGGGACTTCGTTCTCTTTATAAGGAACGTCACCCTCAGGAACCACAGAGATCACCGTGTCATCAAAGTTCCAAATGAAGAGACTCTTCAGAGCAGGATTAGCATACTCTTGAAGAATCTCTACCTTCTTTGCTCTAGTCCTTTGCTTGCTTGCAAGCTCAAGGATTTCGTGTACAAAAGGATTAGGCGGAAGTTTAGGTGCTTCTGCCTTAACCTTTACAGATCTCTTTCTAGTTGTCGTCTTCTTCGTCGAGTTCGTCATAGCCATTTTCAAATCGTACTGCTAAAATTTCGTCTGGTAAAATATTTCCGTTTTCATCAAACATCTCTGGATGTGTGTAAACGGGTTGGGTTTGGTATACATGATCTTTTGCTAACCATCCTACCACACCTCCTACAAAAAAGAACATAATTGATACTAATGTTCCTATAGTCAGGGTTACTGCTAACATCTTCTGTCCTCCAGAGACTATTTCTTTCTGATGTCCAGATAGAAGTTCAAATGAAATACAATCTCTCTTCGGAAGAGAGCGACCATTTTACCGAACTTTATCTGAAAAGTTTTGGGCGGTTCTGGCTTCCTCCTCCTATTACGTAGTAGTAACTCAAACCCACGATTTATGTGGGTATCTTGATTATTTAGAATGCTTTTTGCGTCTTCCCGGTCTTCGGTCATGACTGTACCTCTCTGCATCATCTATGAAACTTTCTAGGTAGTTTCTAATTTTTCTTGCTTGAGGTTTGGGAATATGGCCGTAACCTTCACGCAACTGTTTATGCTCACTGTCAGCACCACCCTTAATGTATTCATCAAGTTCAGAAATAATATCACTGATTTCATTTGTGGTGCTGCTGGAAATGAAAGTATCTATCTCATGTTTTTTGATTTTACTTTCTTTCAAGTAATCATAAAATTTTAAATTCATTTGTCCCTCAAAGGCATTATCAATAGCATGTTCAATAAGATCATAGATGTCGATGAGGTTTTGTTCCATTAGACCAGTTTTTGCTCCCTTAGATACTTAACAGTTTCTGTGCATCCACCAATTAGTGTATCATCTTTGACAACTCTTGGGAAGGTAGAACCTTTCCCAAACTTATCATAGAATTCCTCACGGGTGTAGTCCCTGTTAAGTTTATATATCACATACTTAAGTTCAGCAAGTTGTAATACCTGTTCTACTTTGGTGCAATAGGGGCAACCATCCTTAGAATATACTGTGAATGTCATAGGTTTTTTCAAGTAATAAAGATTAGGCCAAGTATCACGAATGATCTCAGCCATTTTGTACGGGGTGTCGTCGTCAATCACTCTTTACCGATGCCCAGTCTTGATCGAAAATCTCAAGACCTTTATCGGTAAGGATGTGGTCATACATTTGGTCAAATACTTTAGGTGGCATGGTGCAGATTTGAGCACCATTATACCATGACCTAATAGCACGTTGGACACTACGAATAGATGCGGACAGAACCTGAGTTCTAACACCATGGATACGATACAGTTCAGAGATAGATCGTACAACCTCCAGGCCTGCCACTGACTGGTCGTCTAAGCGTCCTACAAAGGGAGAGACATAGGTTGCCCCTGCCTTAGCTGCTAGGACTGCCTGAGCAGCACAGAAGATGAGTGTGACGTTGACCTTAATACCATCATAAGAGAGTGCCTTACAGACATTCAGTCCCTCGCGTGTGCAGGGAACTTTGATGGTAGCAACATCACCAAACTTTTGGGACAGTCTATATCCCTCCATATACATCTCAGCAGTGGTGCCCATCACCTCCATGCTAATATCTTTGACGCCAATATCTTTGATCTCTTGATAAACTTCTTCAGGATCACGACCCGCTTTCATGATAAGGGTAGGGTTAGTGGTGACGCCATCCACCAATCCAGTATCAAAGTGTTTTCTGATGACCTCCGTGT